GGTACACCATTAGCGTTTTGATCTTGGTTCATTTGACCTATAAACGATGTGATTTCAGCTTTTTGAATTTCAGCTTCTAATTTCATACGTAACAGCTTTTCTTCATGCGCAAATTTCTGATCTTGCATTTTTTGTTGTGCCTCAATTTGCGTTTGCTGCATTTGTTGTTCACGTTCAGCTTGTGCGTTTTGCGCTTTTTCTGCATTACGCTCATTAATGAGAATGCGTTTTTCAATCTCACTAATTGAATCAGCGTGTAACATCGTTACAATATCAGACAACTTAGCTTTGTCATTTTGAATAAGAGCGTGAGAGAGAGCTTGGAGTTTTTCAAACTTCATGGCTTCTTTAGTGCTATCAGTTAACATAATACCAAAACATAAATCTGCAATATCAGCATCAGCACTATTTAAGACCTCTGCTGACATATCATCTAAACGATGTACGATTTTCAGAGGATTTTCTCTGTAACAATGTTTAGCTACTTGAATAAGGTGTTGCAATGCATTACGCCAAATATTGCTATGCAATACAAAGTACATTTCAGTAATGTTATTTGATTGTACTACTGCTTGTTGTACGTTACCTACATTCTCACTTGCTGATATAGAACCTTCTCTTTGCCGTGTAACACCTGCTACTTCTCCAATTTGCTCATCTAAAGCAGCCAGTAACTGAATATAGCCACTGATATTCTGCATAGTACTTCTATTTACACCACCTTGTAAAGCAGGTCTTTGAATACGTGATGCTAACTCATTATCTCCACCTGCATACGGATTATAGAAGTTAATATCCATTTCTTCTAAGTAATAGATTGTACGTTCTAATCCAATAGTAGGCTCTAACATCGATACGTCAATACTCATAGAAGTACCTCTATCTTTAGCAATCAACTTTTTCATTTTATGCACAATGATAAAATACAAATATTGAAAAGGCTTCATGCGTTCTAACATAGATATAGATCCTGCATTTGTATCACTATACGCTGCACCATGATAATCTAATTTTAATCCTTCTGGGTACATTGGATTAAACGTACTATGTGATACTGGTCGCATATCTTTATAGATATTCCAACCAATACGTGTACCTTCATAAATCTCTGGAATCCACAACCATTCAATCTCTATATCGCCAAGATCTTTATTCAGTTTGTAATCTTCTGCTACAAACATTTCCTCAATCTCACCAGTCTGCATATCAATTTGACGTAACTTACCAATCTTACGATATGACCTCCATTGACAATGAAATACAGGAATTAAATCACGCGAAACTTCGCCATAATTGCCATGAGATTGATTGTATTGATACCAATGATTAAACTTCTTATCTCTAAATAAATCTCTATATTCTACACTATCAAAGCGATTATACTCCATTTGAGAAGATAACTGATCTAAACCTTTTTGTTGGTCGCCATTATGAAACTGCGTAATAGACGCTAATTCTTCTTCTGTTAAATCCGGGTATCTATCTAAAACAGATGCATAATCTAAAAGCTCTCTGTAACCTGCATACATACCATCTTCAAAGTATTTCGTTTCAGGAGATTTATGATAAATAAACTGACGTGGATTAAGCACCTTAACCACAGGTTTATCGCCAATTTTACCAATAAACACAGGTTCAATACCACTAATTAAAGCATGTTTAAACGCCTCAGTTTTTTTCTCGCGTATGCGTTGTTCCTCTACCAAATACCGTAAAATCTTACTTGCTAATATCTCACGTGCATCTTGATAAGACGTTGCTAAATGCGACTCTATTTCATCAGGTGGCATTGCTTTAGCTACAGCTTGTTGAATTTCTTGCTGTATCTGCTGCATTTGTTGTTCTAAAGCTTGTGCTTCTTCTTGGGTTTCAGGATTTGTTTTGACTTGCGCCATACGTTCTTGCATCATCTGCATCTGCAATCCGCCAATAAACTCTTGAAACTTAGCATTAACTAAATCTTGTAGCTTTTTGGATTTTTCTGCTAAACGTGAGTTAATCCCTTCATCTCCTAATAAAGTTACAGTAAATCGAAAAGGTCTTTTAGCTTCTTCTCCTAATAAGGTATTGATCTTATTGTACGACTTGTTATACGGCTGAATAACATCTTCTACTTTATCTACAGTTAAATTAAATGGATCACATTCTTTGCGTAAATCCTCTTGGTCTAATTCATTGTTAAACAAGCGATAATTGGTATCCATGCGTTTATGCAAATCATACCAATCTCCTGATGAAGTTGCAAACCGCCCATCAATATAATCAATCCATTGCTTAGCCCATTCTTGATCATTCTGATTTTTCTCTTTAAAACTGACCTTAGCCAGCTTAGGCATACGCAATATAGGTGTGTGTGGCTTAGTATCCATGTGTCTTGTGTAATCTTGGGTTCTTTAATAAGAAATCAAATTTAGTGTTTTGCTTTTCCTGCACTTGATTTGAACTGCTTAAATTAGCTGTATTATATTTTTCTTCCATATATATCATACATTGCATAAATGCCATAACTCTATCGAAGTTATCTTTACGATTGTAGTTCAATAATTCTTGCAGCAATCCAATGCTTGGTATAATATCAATGTTGCGTATAGGTTCATTTTCATTATTTAAACCGCGTTTCTCTAATAGAAAGTCGTAGATATATTGTTCTCCTACAGCTTTGAGTTTAGGCGAACTCATACTACACCCATATACTCTATTTAGTGTACTATTCGCTATTGCTTTACTGATTACGATATCAGGTTGATTAGCCAGTAAACTTAATTTCTTTTGTTTTTCAAAATACGGTTTTACTTCCCCTCTATCATTTTCAAACATAATCTTTGCATTGCCATAGAACATACTTAACATTTCCAAATTCCGGTTATATTCCTTCATACTTGGTCGAGCTGTATATTCTGCAACAATTTGTGCATAACCTAAATGCGGATATTTATAGCCTTTCATTACATAACATGATCCTAATGAAGCACCAGTTTCACTATCTACACCAAAAGGGTCATGACCAATAAAATACATATCCTTGTATACTTCTCCATCAGCATTGTATTCTGGAAACTCATAAATAACTACACACCCAGTTCTATCTATATCGCGTTTATGCGGGAACAAATAAATAGGTTCTTTTTCATTATTGAGAATAGGTTTATAATGGACTTCGCCTTTACTATTTTGATAGAGATCTACAGGTGTAACACCTACACCTTTATAGCGATTGCCTTCTATTAGCTTTGTAATACATTCATGTAACTCTACAGAAGGGAATACTGTACCTTCCGTTTGTAAGAACGCTTCACTTGGCGTTTTACATCTTTGCGTAATAAATTTATCATACGCTTGTTTATTTGTTTTGCGTTTAGATTTGCGTTCAGCATCTAAGCTGATTTCAGCTAATTTACGCATCGGATTACCTTGATCATCAACTAATTGATATTTCAGTTGATTATACACAATAGTACCCGGTCTATACCACATTTCATCTATAAAATACCCAACTAAATAATCTTCTGCAGTATTACTATTCGGCTCATAAATGTTAGCATAGCCACGCAATCCATAGGCAGTAGGATTGTTAAACATTTCGCTAAAATCGCGTGTAGCAGAACTCATATCACCACCAGTACCAAATATAATGGGAATACCAATCATAATCTCTCCATCCTTAAACAATGGCTCTGATATAGTATACGCATTAATTAAGTTCTTAAACGTACCTGCTTCTTCAAAGATCATACGCGTAGCAGATTGCCCGACTGCTTTACTATCTCCAGAGTGAAACGTAATAATCTGTATAATACTATTATACCCTTTAACAATGTTTTGACCTTCCTCTTTGACTATGTATCCTGAATGGATCATTTTGTCATTATCTGTAATTGTTAAATGCCTAAACTCTGTATATTCATTTAAGAAGTTCAGCATATCCTTACAGAACTTAAAAGTAGATTTAGCAAAACGTTCTTCAAATGACGCTATAATGACATTGGACTCTCTAAAGAATGAATATGTCCATACACAACCTGCTGCATTTTTATAAGACCACCCTTTACGTCTTGATTTAGCAGCAATCATACCTGCTTTATCCGTACTGTCTAAACCAAATTTAATCGGATTTTCATTGCGTTCTAACTCTAAAAACCAATAATAATCCATTGACGTAAAATCTGGAAAGTCCAATATTTTACGTTCTTTTTTTGTAATAGGATCAAAGATTGTTTTCTTAATCCGGCAATAATTTAAATAGAAGTAATACTCACCCGGAATATAAATACCTCCAACAGTATACCCATTTAAACAACGTTCATACTCTATTTCCCAAAACTTATCAAATTGTGTAGTTCCGGGTAAATATTGCGTGTATTTAGGCTTACTTTTTTTAGCCTTAGCTTGATCTTTACTTGCATTAAACGCAATAGCTGCAGGTCTAAATACACTGGTATCTTTAAAGTATAACCAAGGCGCATCTAAATTTCTGACTGGATTATGCGATTTCTCTATATCAGGTACATCCGCATGTTTCCACTCAATAGCAATTTTTGGGTCTATGTCTGTAAACAGTTCCATTATTTACTCTCCATTAATTTAGAAGGATTCCCATTCCCTCTTACAGTTTCTTTTTTAGACAATGATTTTTCATAGGTTTCACGTAATTGCGATAATTGATTCATAATTTCTGCACCTTGTTTAGTAGCAGCTATAACTTGACTGATATTACCTGATTTACCCGAACTAATATCTGTAGTACCAATGTGTTTAGCAATGTTATCCAAAGCTTGTTCACAACTTTGCAAAAACCGTAACTCTACAGTTGTCATAAACTTTTCATACTTCTCAACCATACTTTGCATCATCATAGACTGCACATCTTTTTCACGTAAACCCAAATCTTCTTGCACAATCTGATTACGTTCAGTTGCTATACATGTACTATACGGACTTTTAGGATCAAGTGTATGATAC